GGACCGGCGCCGTGTTCCGGGTTACGACGGAACCGGTCGAACCGGTCGATGGAACCGAGCGCACGCTGCGCTTTTGCTTCTCCGACGGCAGTGTCGATCGCATGGGCGACACGATAAATCCAAACGGGTGGAATCTCGCTGCTTTCAGCAAAAATCCAGTCGCTTTATGGGCTCATGATTCATCGCAGCCCCCGATCGGCCGTGCCGCGAACGTTACGGTCGAGGGCGCGCGCCTTATGGGCGACATCGAGTTCGCGACCGCAGAAATCTACGCTTTTGCCGATACGATCTACCGACTTGCCGCCGGAAAATTTCTGAACGCCGTTTCGGTCGGATTTATGCCAACCGAGTACAGTTTCGTTGAAAACGATCCAGATCGCGGTTGGGGGATTGATTTCAAGAAGCAGGAACTACTCGAAATCAGCGTGTGCCCGGTGCCTGCGAACGCAAACGCCCTGGTGGACGCCCGCGCCAAGGGTATCGACACGCGTCCGCTGGTCGAATGGGCGGAACGCGCCCTCGATGGTGGCGGCAAAGTCATTATTCCGAAAACCGAACTGGAACGTCTGCGCAAGGCAGCAAAGGAACCCCCGATGGCCACCAAGCCCAAAACCAGGCCGCATCGGCGTGCCGACAATGATCCAGATCCCGTCGATGGAGAGCCGGTCCTCGGAAACTGCGGGCGCAAAGCCGAAGACGAATGCGGCATGACCGATCCTGCCGAATGTTCGGTGCATGCCGGAACCAAGGCGGACCCGATCGACCCGGACGACGAGAAGGCGCTTTTCCGCCAGATGAAAACTGATCTGAAAGAGCTGATGTCTTTCCTGACCGGCAAGCAGGTGATCCTGCGGGCTGACAGCGATGGGGACAACGACGGGGACGACGACGATCCGCCGCTCGCCCATGAGGACTCAATCCGCATGGCGCACAAATGCCTGCGAACATCGAAGGCGTTCCTAACCGAGGGGATGCTGCATCACGCCAAAGCGGTCGATCTGCTCGGCGACGTGGTCGACGCGCTCGATGTAAAGCCGGATGACGACGGCGATGGCGGCCAACCGAATGAAGATGATCCGGACGATTCCGAAAAGGCCATTCGCCTGAGACGCGCCGCAGAACGCCGGGAGCGTCTTACTGCGCTCGTGTTCTCAAAACTATAGCGAATACCTGAACGACCGGCCTTCGGGCCGAGCCATAATCGCCCTTTGGCAAGGTGCCGCATCGCCGTGATGGCGACGCATCCCTATTGATGGAGCCTTAAACCTCATGAGCACACTGCTGTCGCTCCGCCAGGCCTTGGGCACGGCGGTGGATAAACTCGACTCCCTTGTGGCCGACCCCAAGGCCTACGGGTCTCAGGAAAAGGTCTGCGACGACCTCGAAGCGCAGATCAAGCTGGCGGAGAAAGCACAGAAGCGCTCTGCCGGACTTGCCCGCCCCGCAGGCGGATCATCCGGTGAGGTGGACGAAATCAACCCGATGCAGCGCACCCTGACGCAGGTGCGCGGCATGGACCCGCGCGCGCGGCTCCGCGGCTTTGACGATTACCTTGGGCTTGCGCGCAAGGGGTTCGACTTCACGCCGAAGGCCGATCAGCACTTCCGCAGTCTTGGCGAAATGTTGCAATCGGTATTCAAGCACTACGCAAGCAAGGGCACCGATACTGACGGGCGTCTTGTCCGCGCTCCAACAGGCGCTTCGGAAGTCGATCCGACCGGCGGCGGCTTCCTGGTGCAAATCGATTTCGCTTCCGCGATATTCATGTTGGCGCACGACCTGGGCCGCATCATTGGCCAGGTAAACAAGATTCCGATCAGTGCCAATTCGAACGGTATCAAGATTCCCGGCGTTGATGAAACCAGCCGGGCGACCGGTTCCCGCTGGGGCGGCGTGCAATCGTTCTGGGTCGGCGAAGGGACCGCCGTCACCGCGACCAAACCGAAATTCCGCCTGATCGAATTCGATCTCAAGAAGATGATGTCGGTCATGTATACGACCGATGAAATGTTGCAGGACAGCACAGCGCTGACGTCGATCGCTGCCCAGGCGTTCTCGGAAGAAATCATGTTCATGACCGAGGACGCAATTTACGAGGGCACCGGCTCCGGCATGCCGCTCGGCATTCTCAACAGCAGTGCTCGCGTCACGGTTGCCAAGGAACCCGGCCAGGCAGCCGGAACGATCGTCAAGGAAAACATCGACAAGATGTGGGCGCGTATGTGGGCGCGATCGATGCCGAACGCGGTCTGGTACGTCAATCAAGACATCATACCGCAGTTGATGGCGATGAATCAGGCGGTCGGCACCGGTGGCCAGTTGGTCTACTTGCCGCCGGGTGGTTTGTCCGGCACCCCGTTCTCGACGCTCTACGGTCGCGAGATGGTCTGGACTGAATACAGCGGCGCGCTCGGGACCGAAGGCGATATCATGCTCGCCGACCTCAGCCAGTACACGCTGGTCGACAAGAATGGCGTGCAGGCGGCGACAAGCATGCACGTCGCGTTCCTTACGGACGAGATGGTGTTCCGCATCACCTACCGGGTCGACGGCAAGCCGATGTGGACAGTGCCGATCACGCCATTCCATGGCCTCACCAAATCCCCGTTCATTACACTTGCGGCCCGCTGAAACCCCGGCGGGTCGCTGGTGTGACCCGCCTAACCTGAAAGAGCCCTCACCATGGCACGTCAATTTAGCATGGTTGCCCAGATCCCGCCCGTGGAGCTGCTCGCTCCGGCGGCGGATAGCGGCGGCCGCACGAGCAGTTACCGCAGCCTAAAAAACTGCCTCAAGGCGTTCGTTGTCGTGCACATCACCCAGGGCAACGCGGCGACGGTGCTGCTCTCGCTCTTACAGGCGACGGCGGTCGCCGGGACCAGTAGCAAGGCGTTCACTGCGGTCCCGATCGCTTCCAACCTTGATACGTCGGTGAACGACTCGCTTGTGGTGCGGACGCCGGCGGCGACTTACACGACCGATGCCGGGGTTAAGAACAAGATCATCGTGTTCGAAGTGACGCCGGAAAGCTGCATGGACGTGACGAACGGCTTCGACTGCATCGCGATCAGCACCGGGGCGAGCAACGCCGCGAACATCACGCAGGCGACGCTGCACATTCTGGGCTCGGTCCAGTCTGCCAGCCCGCCGAACAGTTACGTAGACTGATCCTCACCCCTCCAAGCCGTTCTCAGGAACGATCGCCCAGTGCGGTCGGTTAGGAGCCTCCCATGGCGACGCGTTCAAGATATACCGGTGGCCGGCTGGACTTTTTTGATAGCGTAACAAGCGAACGCGTCCAGCCAATCGCGCCAATCCTTTCTTACGACGATTTCCTTGGTGCTGCAGTTGTCGTTCCCGCCGCCGGCGCTCCAGAGTCCGGTATGTTGTGGTGTAAGAAGATCGTCGGCGCCGCTCCACCAACTGTTGCCGGGGTGGCCAATGGGATTGGCGGACAGGTTGCGTGCACCCTGACGGCGACCTCCGAAAAGCAGGACGCTGTCCTGTTCTGGAACGATCAGAAGGGCGTCGATGTTACCAAGGGCGCGATTTTTGAAGCACGAATTCAATTGTCGGTGTTACCAAGCGCGGCCGGCGTGCAGGCGTATGCCGGTCTGTCCAGCACCTGGATCGATGGCCCGGACAACAATACCTGCTTCATGCAGTTTTGTGCGACGGCGAGCGGTGCACTATTGGTCCGATCCTTTGACGGTGTGACGACCGTATCAGCGGCCAGCGGCACCACAGTACTGGCGACAGACTGGGTAACGTTGCGGATCGATGCGACCGACGTAACGGATGTGAAATACTTCATCAATGGTGCGCAGGTCAGCACGACAGGGCAGGTAAATTTCGCCGCGACGGGCACGCTGGCCGTACTTCAGCCGTTTATTGGTTGTTACAAACCGAGTGGAACCGGCGTCGGCACTTTGACGGTCGATCATGTGCGCACGTGGATGAACCGGTCCTGAGCGATGTTCAGCATTGGAATTACTCTAAATCCGGCGACGATACTGAGCGGCACATCGCTGTCCGGGCCGGTCGCGCTCGGCGCCTTGACACTGGTCGGCATATCGATGCCAGCCGCTTGGACCGCAGCGGCGTTGACGTTCCAGGTGAGTCCTGATGGCGGGGCGACGTGGCAAGAGCTGGTCGACAATGCCGGCGCTGCGATCTCGATCACGGCTGCGGCGGCAACTTTCATCATGCTAATCGGCGAGGCGTCCTTTAATTGGCGCGGCATTAATATGATCCAGGTGAGGAGCGGAACTGTTGGCGTTCCAGTCAACCAGGGCGCCGATCGGATCGTGAACCTAATTACGCGAAGCGAGATGCTATGACCGTAATCATGGTCTGGGGGACCCTCGGGTTGCTTGTCACCTTTGGGTTTTACGGTGCGGTCACCTGCTGGAACGCTGTCGCGCTTCGGTGCGCCAAATCAAAACGTGGCCTGTAACCATCATGAACCGCGCAAACGGTTATCTGCACCGAATGCTGACCGCGCCCGCACGCAAGGAAAACCCCGATCATGCGGACAACTCTGGCGGTGACAGTGGCGCCGGACGCAGAGCCGGTGACGGTGCAGCAAGTCCGGAAGCACTGCCGGATCGACCACGCGTCAGACGACGACCTGCTGGCAAGCTACGTCCAGACGGCAAGGATAATGGCGGAGGGGTACCTTAGTCGGGTCCTGATCACGCAAACGTTGCTCTGGACGGTGCGCCCGGAATCTCTGCTACGGCCGGACTGGAGATTTGTTATCGGCCCGCTGGAATTGCCTCGCGCGCCCGTGCAGTCAATCGCATCGGTGACCGTTCTCGATAGGTGGGGAAATTCAACAGCGCTCGCCCCGGCAATTCTGCCGATCGTGCCTCCGACCGCATTCACCGGCTATATCGCTGATCTGTCGCTCGATCCCGCCCAGCTTCGGATCGGGCGCGCCACGCCGCTGATCGACGGCCGACAGTTCCGCGACGCGACGTTCGAGAACATCCAGATTTCCTTTGTGGCCGGCTATGGTGAACCCGCCGCTGTTCCGGCGCCGATATCCACGGCGATCATGATGGGTGCCGCGTTCTATTATGAGAACCGCGGAGACGCTGGCGCCGAGATGCCAAAGGCATTTGAGGCTCTGCTCGATCGCTACAGGCTGCAATTCCTTGGCGGATAACCGGCCGGATCCCAATGCGGTGCGCATCGGCTCGCTGCGCTGGCCGGTCATCATTTGCACCCGTCTTCAGGCGGCCGACCCGAACAGCACCGGCATCCTTGAGACATTGGCCGAGACGCAAACCGTCTACGCCGATATCCAGCCGATCGGCCCGATGACGTTCTACGCCGCCGAACAGGTCGACACGCCGGTGACGCACCGGATCACGATCCGGTGGCTCAATTGGGTGGACACGACATGCGTCGTGTTTCGCACGACCAACAATCCCGACGGCACCAAGATGACGGAGCGGTTCCGGGTGCGGCGCGTGATGCCGGTCGACGGCCGTCAACGGTTCATCCGCATGGAATGCGAACTGGAAGAACGGAAAGCCCTATGAGAAAGATGCAGGAACCACCTTCGTTGCCATGGCTCACAACTTCGCAAGCTCGCCTCCGGGAGGGATTGCCAGCGGAATATTCTCCGCCTCTCGAAGAAGGGCTGCAATGGGAACCTATAGACATATCCAAAGTCGACCGCCGGTTTATCGAATCACGCACCTTTCAGGTCCCTCCGCCAATTCGCAAACGTCGCGGCTTCCCGCCGAGCGAACCAGATCGAGGCGCGTGGATATTGCCGGTCATAGTTTTTGGACTGGTTCTCATAGCGTCAGTCCTTACAGCAATTTCCTGGTTCTTTTGGTGACAACAATTGGACCTCAACTCAGTTATCACGCAAATCCGCACCTACTGTCTGTCCCTTGGCGGCCGTGTTGGTGGTGCGGCGGATTTCGAAACCGGCACTGAAACGGTCATCGCGATCACTGACCCGGTGACCAACCTTCTGACCTATCCGGCGGCGGTGGTCATTCCGCTCGAGGATGATGCCGGCGACGATCTCATCATGGACGGCAACACGCAAATCGTGACGGAAACGATCGGCGTGATCGTTGAGTTCGACGCAACGGCAGACCGGCGCGGCCAGGGCGGCGTCAGTCAGGTCGAAGCGATGAAATACAACCTGTTCAGCGCGATCCTGAACTGGAACCCAGACCCTTACCGCAGCGCCCGCGGGCTTTATTACGTCGGCGGCGAACTCCTGCAATTCGATCGCGCCCGGCTGTTTTGGCAGTTCCGTTTCAGCTTCGACGCGACGATTACCGATGCCGACGGCTTCCCGATCAGAGGCGATCCGCTGGTCCAGGTGCAATCCAAATTGCAACCGACCGACCCGCAACTGACTGCGGTCGCCATTCCCGTAATCACCAATTCCGACGTGGGGTAGACCATGTTTGTCAAACCGGCTCCCGGCCTGCTGGTGCGCCTGCATCACGCTCGGCCACGGCACCTAAGGCCTGAGGGCGAGGAAGTGCCGGATACGCAGGACTGGCATCGTGCCGTCGTGCAAGGCGACGTTGTGTTGGCCGAGCCGGCCGGTGAGACGCTGGTCATGCACGCCGACCCCTTCGTGCACACTGAGCCGGCTGCCGAGACGCCGCCATCGGTTGAAGGAGATTCCGCATGAGCGGCACCCTTGGTTTCCGATACTTTCCGTCGCAGACGTGGCGGCCATCCGGAACGAATATCGAATTCGATGCCAGTCAGGCCAACACCGCGACGCAAAACCAGCGGACGCTGCTGATCGGCCAGATCACGGCAAGCGGCACGACGCCGGCGAACGTTCAGGTGCAGGCTTACAGCCAGGCACAAGTGAACGGCCTGTGCGGTGCCAACTCGATGTTGGCCAACATGTATGCGGCCTATCGCCTGCAAGATCCATTCGGTGAATGCTGGCTCGGGCCAATGCTGGACAACGCCGGCGGCTCCGCAGCGACCGGCACTGTCACGATCACCGGCACCGCAACGGCCGCAGGCACGTTGGCGCTGTATCTCATGGGCACTTCGGTTCCGGTTGCCGTGAGCAACTCCGACACTCCCACCATAATCGCCTCCAACATCGCCGCAGCGATTGCCGCTGTCGGAACGTTCCCATTTACGGCCGCCGCGAGTGTCGGGGTCGTGACGCTGACCGCCGTGCACAAAGGGGTTGCGCTCAACGACATTGACCTCCGGGTTAACTACATCGGCGCACAGAACAACGAAGTGCTTCCCGCCGGTATCACGGTGGCGTTCTCAAACCCGGTGTCTGGCAGCACCGCTGGCACTCTGGCCGGTGGCGCGACCAACCCGACGCTTACCACGCTGACCTCCAATCTTGGCGTGCAATTGTTCGACTTCATTGCCTGCCCGTACAACGATGCGACCTCGCTCAATGCACTCGAAACGTTCCTGTCCGATCAGACCGGCCGTTGGTCGGCGGAACTGATGCAATACGGGCACGTGTTCTACGCCTATCGCGGCACGGTCGCAGCACGAGGCACCTTTGGCCTCGGGCGCAACAATCAGCACGAGAGCGTAATTGGGTATTTCGACAGCCCGACGCCGGCATGGCTTGAAAGTGCCGATTGGTGCGGCGCGCATGCGATCCGCTTCAAGGTCAACCCGGCGCAGGGCATTTCCAGCCAGCGGTTGAACATGCTCGCGCCACCGCTCAACAATCAGGACACCCCTGGTTCGCGCAACACGCTGCTGTTCGACGGTGTCTCGACGTTCAACGTCGATGCAGCGGGCATCTGCCGGATTGACCGCTCGATCACGAGCTACACGACCAACGCCAGCGGGCAGCCGGACAACTCGTACCTGAACACCAACATCATGTTCCAGGCGATGTACGCCGCGCGGTACATCTCGACGCAGATCACCACGCAGTTCATCGACTCGGGCAAAATCCTGGTGTCGAACGGCACCCCCATCCCGCCCGGCGCCCCAGCGGTCACGCCGAACCTGATCCTGGGTTCAGTGATCGGGATCTACGCATATCTCTGCAGCATCTTCAT